CTGCAGGGCTAGTCCCCAAGACGGAGGACATTGCTACCATCGTCCATATCTACGGGACAAGTGTAGACAGGGCAATGGCTGGGAAAACTTTCGTCGATACGCTGAAGGGGCTGCAAGGCCCAGATGGTCGGCCACTTATTGCTCCCTCTGACAAGGCTCCCAGAGGGTATGTTCCTGTTGACTTACCGCAGCTAAGAGGCAGCCTCGTCCATCCAGACATCGCATCCTCACTTCGAATGTTTGAGAGTCCCAGGCTAGGCCAGCCCTTTGAGGCTGTGAGTGAAGGGATGCAGGCAATTAAGCGCATAAAGGTAATGGGAAGTCTTTTTCACATTAAGACTCTAGCAGAAGTTGCCTTGACTGGAGGTTCTCTCAAGAGAGCCCTAGGAATGCCCGGGCAATTGGCTACCTTCGCTGCGGGGAAGGATGCGATGCTGGAGGCCCTGAATAATGGAGGAATGTCAGAGGACGTACAGGCTCTCATTCGTGGCGGTACGACATTTTCTCTGGAAGGCGATACCCCAGGAGTAGAGGACATTGGAGGCTCTTTCTACCAAGGAATGCAAGGGATGCAGCAGTACCTGGATGCCCACTCCCCTACCCTTGCGAAGATGAATAAGGCCTTTACCGCCGTTAACCATAAGCTGGATACCCTTACCTGGGCACGAGTGCAGACGGGCTTTAAGTTTCTCCTCGGCTCAGACAAGATGCACCAGTTAATAGCGAATGGAGTAGAAAAAGAAAAAGCTGCGGAGATTGCATCTTCCTATGTCAATACACTATTCGGGGGGTTAAACTGGAGGCGGATTGCTGAAGGCGCTCATACCAGATGGGGACGGGATATTGCTTTGGCAATGCTTCATCCGAAAGCAAGGACTGTTTCGCAGATTCTCCTGTTCGCCCCTGACTGGACGCTCTCAACTATTCGCCAGATTACTCAAGCAATTCGACGGAAAGGTTCCCTCGGGGAGCAGGTAAAGGGGTTCTTCAAGCCGACAGAGTTAGCTGACCTGCATCGGCAGGCCCTTGTTCGGAGTGCCATCTATTACCTGATGGTTGGAAGTGCGGTGAATGAATACTTCACAGGAAGGCCCATTTGGGAGAATAAAAATCCCCTTCGCATTGACCTGGGAGATGGAAGAACGATGCAGTTCTCCAAGCACCTGACAGAGCCTCTTGAGTGGCTAAGGCAGCCCGGGCAAACCGCAGCGGGGAAACTGTCCTACGCCGTGACGGAGCCTCTTAACCAGATCACAGGGAAGGAATACATTGGGGGACCGCCGATGCAGGAGAATCCACTTATCCATGCGGCGAAGGGGATTCTTCCATTCCCCTCTACGGCGAACTCTCCTGCCGCTGCCCTATCCGGTATGGCAGGCTTCCCCATCTATGGCCACACCAGGGAGCAGGCAAGGGAGATTGCCCGCGCCCGGTATGAAAGGGAACATACACCAGCAGCTATTCGCAAGCGAGAAGAAAAACGGCTGAGAGAATTGGAGAGCAGATGAAAGTACTTGTGATTGACGCAGATTCCGTTGGGCTTCCTATTAGCATGGCAGCACAAAAAGCCGGGCATACCGTTCGCCTATGGCAGCCTCCCTCGGATATTGGAAAGGGACTTGTCACGAAAGTGGATGCGTGGCGGCCGCTGATGGGGTGGGCGGACTTGATTTTGACGACGGATAATAGTAAGCTGATCAATGACCTGGAGCCATACTTTAAGCAGAAGTACCCCATCTTTGGCTGTAATAAAGAGGCAGGGACATGGGAGCTTGATCGGGAGAAAGGGCAAGAGGTTCTGCAAGAATGCAATATAGAAACACTGCCCTATGAAGTCTTTGACTCCTATGACGCTGCCATCAAGTACGTCAAGCAAACGAATGAGACCTATGTATCTAAGCCTTGGGGAGGGAATCCGGATAAAAGTCTATCCTACGTCTCCAAGTCCCCAGCTGATATGGTATTCAAGCTGGAGCGGGCAAAGAAAAAGGGAAAAATGCAAGGAAAAATGTTCCTGCAGAAGGCTGTGGAGGGTGGTGTGGAAATGGCTGTCGGAGGGTGGTTTGGCCCCGGCGGGTGGCTCTCCCCGATCAATGAGAATTGGGAAGAGAAAAGGCTGATGAATGACGGGAAGGGACCGAATACAGGAGAGATGGGAACGGTTATGCGATATGTTGACCGATCGAAGCTCTTCAAGAAGGTACTCCAGCCTGTGACGGAGAAGCTGAAAGAAACGGGCTACTGTGGCTACGTCGATATGAACTGCATCATCGGGAAGGACGGGAAGCCGTGGCCACTGGAGTTCACCATGCGCTTCGGATGGCCCCACTTTAACCTGTGCATGACCCTGCATGAAGGAGATCCGGTGGACTGGATGGGGGACTTGCTGGCGGGGAAGGATACCTTGAAGTGGAAGAAAGACATATGCGTAGGGGTTGTAATGGCGCATGGGCACTTTCCCTGGAAGGAACCTCAAGAAGCTGATGTAGTGGGGTTTCCCTTGGAAGGGCTGAAAAGGGGAATGATGAAGGATCTCCGGCTGACAAGTGTCATGTGGGGTTCTGCGCCAGTAATGGATGGAGGAAAAGTAGTTGATAAAAAGACTTTCCTTACAGCAGGAAATTATGTGCTTGTTGCCACGGGACTAGGAGCGACGGTGGAGGGTGCGAGGAGAGCTACCTATGCAATAGCCGATGAAATTACTTGGCCCGGAGATATAATCTATCGAACGGACATTGGGAAGAGACTTGAAGGGATGTTACCTAAACTTCAACAGCATGGTTATGCTACGGGACTGGCTTATGAATAACTACGAACAATACAAGTTTTACCTCGATCTTGTTGTTTCAGTTCTTCTCCCCCTTATCTCCTTTCTTGTCGGTGTGACGCTTAATAAGTTGAATAAGATTGGGCAGGCTCTTGAAACCCAGACAAAGGATTTCATGGCGAAGATTGATGAGATTGAGAAGAAGATAGATGAACGGGATGAGAAGATGCGGGCAGAGTTTAATAGCCGCTTCACAGAAGAACGGCAGTTGGTGTATCGACTACTGGATACAATGAAGGAGAATAAGCATGGCTAGTCCTTATGGGAAGGGGCGAGCGGATTACCTAGCCCTCGGTGATTGGAACGCCATTTGTTATGAGTGTGGAAGGAAGAGAAAAGCCTCCACGATGAAGAAGCACTGGCAGGGGTACTACGTCTGCCCAGAGCACTGGGAGCCAAGGCAGCCGCAGGACTTCGTTCGGGGGGTGCAAGACATTCAGACGCCCCCCTGGACACAGCCGATGCCAACGGATCAATTCGTTTCTTTCTGCACGCTAGAGGGGCAGAGTTCAGTTGCGGGACTGGCTGTTGCAGGTTGTATGGTAGCGGGCAGAGCACTTCCACCGGGATATTAAAATGGCTGATATTAACTTTGTAGATCAAGTGACAGTAGTCCCTGCGGCTTGGTTGCAGGATGTGGATGATGTAGTCTATCGAATGCTCGGGGCGAGTGCTGGGCCAGGGGGAAGTGCACCGGCTAGTCGGTCGGAGATAGTAGCTAACCTAGGTGCAGCTCCGGCAGCGGGCAACGCTGCGCAAACCTTCGCAGTGGCGAATGCGGCAGCGACAAACCAAGCGGTCAATTGGGGGCAGGCCGGAACGCAACTTTTAATCCCTGCGACGAGCAGCACAATCACTCCCGTTGCGTTTAACACTCTGGTTTTTCCAAATTTCTCATCTGCGGGGACAATTACTGTTAACCCGGGCGCGGTTAGCTGTCAACGAGTTCGTGTGTATGGTGGTGCATATCCAGTTACAGTGCAAACCAACGTAACAAGCGGCTCTCCTTATTTGTTTTTTCCAGATGCAGGACAAAGTTATACATGGGTCGGCAACGGCTTTAACCAATTTATTGACATGGTTTGGGATGGCGCTAACTGGCGATGCACGACTGCGGGCCAGACAGTTGTTGCTACTGCAACAGCAAGTAATCAAGCGGTAAATTTGGGGCAGTTTCTTGGGCCGCTAACAAATGGGGTCATTTTAGGAATGCTTGCCGCGAGTACAACTTATACCTGTTCGGTATCTTTTACCGCGCCATCAGCAGGATATGTGTGGGGCCAATCAAGGTTAATTCTAAGCTCAACAGCGACTTCTGGCATACAGAACAGTCTCCTCATTAACGGTACTCAATACCAATCAGACAGCACTGCGATGCCAATGACTGAGTGCGGAGTAGTTCAAGTATCACAAGGCCAGTCGGTCACAGTGACGGCAGAAGCCATAACCGGATCGACTGCGCCTGGAGTGGGAGCTTCCCTTCATGTAGATGCAATTTTCATTCCGGCACTTCAAAATTAAGGGGTAATTGATGAGCGCCTATTATCTTGAACTAAATGCAGACGGGACAGCATTTACCGGGTCTGGATTTTCTCCGGACGGGACGATTCCTGCCGGAGCGATTGCTTGCACGCAAGCGCAGGCGGAAAATCCTTATGCGTATGCGCCTGACATGAACACGACGCCGCCGAGCGTTGTTGCGGCCCCAGCCGCGCAGCTTCTCGCGCAAGCGCAAGCCGCGCAAATCGCCATGCTCTACCAGGCCTACCAGCAAGCCATTCAGCAGCCGGTGACATACACCAGCAAGGGCGGCGTGACCAAGACGTACCAAGCCGACGCGGGCAGTAGGGGCAAACTGCAAGATGTGATGCTGTCCTTTGATGCCACGCAGACGGTGCCTCCTGGCTTCTACTGGGTGTCGCTCGACAACACGAAGGTGCCATTTACCTACTCCGATCTTCAGGGATTGGCGCAGGCGTTTGGCACGCTAAGCACGGCGGCGTTCCAACACTTTCAGACGCAGAAAGATGCTGTCAAGGCCGCAACCACAGTCTCAGAAGTGCAGGCGATCACATGGTAAACACGATGCAAGTGCTCAAATTCATCGGCTTCTACCTCGGCCTCATGTACGCCACCTGGTTCGCTTTTCTCGCGGTCATGGCGCTTCTTGCGGCGCGCAATAATGGCAAGCTGACCAAAGCAAGCGAGGTTCTCGCCATCCCCATCCTCATCGTCGGCTGGCTGCTTGATTTCAGCCTCAACGTGGTTTCCACCATCCCGTTCCTTGACCTGCCGCAAGAGTGGTTGCTGACTATCCGGTGCGACAGATATCTTTCCATCGCGAACCCTAGCGGGTTGAACAGGTATCGCCAGCGTGTTGCCCGTGCGCTGTGTCAAAACCTGCTCGACCCTTTCCAATCGGGCGGTCATTGCAAAGGAATTAACCCATGAACACACAACAGTTTATTAACACAATCGGCCCTGTGGCAAAAGCGTCTATGATACAGACAGGCCTTTCCGCAGCTTTTGTCATTGCCGAGGCGGCCCTGGAGTCAGGGTGGGGTGAAAGTGAGCTGGCTCAGAGGGGAAAAAACCTTTTTGGTGTGAAGGTCTACCCTGAGTGGGATGGGGCGACAATGGCCCTTCCGACTACGGAGTACGTCGAGGGGAAGCGGGTTACCGTCCAGGCCCAGTGGTGCGTGTATATTACCTGGGAGGACTCGATCCTAGACCACGCCCGTTTCCTCTTTCAGCAGCCCCGTTATAGGGAGGCTTTGCGGGTTCGTTCCGATGTAAGGAAATTTGCCCAAGCTGTCCAAGATGCAGGATATGCTACTGATCCGAACTACGCCTCGAAAATCATCTCCATCAGCAATGCTCATGGGCTAACTGACTGGGACGTGCCACAGGAACAATGGGCCCTTGTGGAGTGGGCAAATGTTGCGTGATATTGTCACAACAGATGATAATAAGACGCTGGAGTTCGCCTACGTCTTGGGAATTGTTTTTGCCTTCGTGGGACTGGGACTGGAGATCTATTCCGTACTGAAAGGGGTTGCCTTTGACTACCAAGGTTATGGGATTGGAAGTGCAACGTTGATTGCAGGTGCAGCAGGCGGGAAGTGGATTGGTAGACCATTAGGGGGAAAAGATGGATCTTCTTGATGTAGTGACCTTGTGGTTCCTCGGGGTAATTGTACTTTGGGGTTTTCTTTTCTATTGGGTAATTCAAAATGCTAACGATACTATTTAGCGTGCTGAAGAAAGTTTGGTGGCTAGTCCCAATTGTCCTGCTAGCAATAGCCCTGTGGTGGCAAAGGGGAGTGGAAGGGAGGTTGAGGGAAAAGATTGCCCTGGATGAGGGGATAATTAGCCTGTATGCAGGGAAGATTGATCTGCAGAATCAGCAGGTCTTGGCCCTTCAGAAGGCCGGGCAGGAGGCTGTGAAGGCAGCTCAGAAAGTAAAAGTCATACGAGAACAAGGGGCGGAACAGGTAGTCGTTCGCTGGAAGACTAAATTCGTCCCGGTAAAAGTGCCGACTGATTGCAGTGGGGCTGTTGCAGCCGGGGCGACAAATGCTGCGCAGATCGGGCAGCTGTTTATGGGAGAAGGGAAATGAGGTATGGATGGCTATTGTTACTTCCCCTAGCTGGTTGTGCAGCAGCGCCCCCGCAGGTGGTAAAAGTACCTGTCCCTGTTCAGATGCCATGCCCTCAGCCGATTATTCCTCCGAAACCGGATTTGTCCCGGCTAGCTGCCCTGCGGCCGACGGATAGCCCTCAGACAGTTATCACGGTGATGATAGATGCGCTGAAGAAACTGGCACAGGACGATCAACAACTTCGGGTTTTATTAGGGGATAAAGATGCCAAGTAAGACAAAACGGCAAGCAAGGACTATGGACTCTGCAGCGCATAATCCTGCCTTTGCAAAGAAGATGGGGATACCAATGAAGGTGGCAAAGGAGTTTAACCAGGCGGACAAGGGGACAGGGAAGATTAAGCCACCTAAGAAGAAGCGTCCTTAGCTTCCTTCCGAATAATCTGGATGACCGCACGTGCCTTGGGGATTTTATCCTTGAGGCATTTTTCCTTTCCGGCACAGCACAAGTTCCCTTCTTTGTATTTTTTCTTCCAGACCTTCACCGTGTCTGGGTGAATGCCAAGGCGCCGGGATATATCTTGCTTGTCCCGATAAAGAGAAAAGAAAGCCCAGGTGCAGCAATACCCTAGGCCGTCTTCGATTAGCTGCATAGTTAAGGGTTTTTTATCCATGTTGATTATTTCCATATAATTGACGTTAGGATAAACCATACGACTTATCCGGCCCGTTCAAAACCCACCTTAGGCCAACTGTATTGCCGGTAGTATCTAGCTTAATATACCCCGCACGGATTGCACCGGAAAGGGCACCTTCAAAGTCATGGAAGTCTTGATAGTGCGTGTGGATTATTCGATAAGCCTCCTCGTAGGGAATGTATCCTCGCTTCTTTATCATGGCAAGGAAATGCTCGAATTGAAGGGAATCCTGGGTTCTGCCGATTCGGGAAAAGACCTTGATAAGATCATCCTCCGTTTCCAGAAGCATCTTCTCCGCCTCCATAAGGTCAGCCTGGGTAATGAGGAGGTCATCTGACCGAGCCGCGGCGAGGATCATGGCCAGCTTATGCAGGTGCGTTTGCTTTCGCGCGACATAGCCATCTAACCTCTCATCATCCAGCGCATCGCTGCGGCTTGACCAATTCTTCTCATACCACTCCATGCCCCATAGGACAGCTTCCTGGGTTAGTTGATATTCCCCAACCAAATTAAGGGCAATGTGATTCAGGTCGTCAATCAGGTCTAGGCGAAGGGTGTCTTCTGAGCCATCCATTTCTAGCTTTGGATAGGGGATATAGCGTTCCTTTCTATCTGCATAGACAAAGACACAGCGGGAAGTAAAACCGCCCCCTACAGTAGCAGCTGGCATGTTCTCTGCAAGCCAGTGAGGAGTGGTCGCAGCGATCATATTGATCCAAGGAGCTTCAATTGTATCATTTCCACTGGTTTTTGTCGTTTTCTCCATCTTCTTCTTCCCGTCCCACAAGGAGATCATGAGATTAATAAGGTCCTTGTTCCTTGGGTCGATTAGGTTTCCTAGTTCCCCGGAAGCAAAGGTAATGGGAGACATGGGAATCCAAGTGTTATTATATTCAAAAGACTCACAGGCTCCGGCAAAGGTAGTCATCATGGATTGCCAAGTGATAATATCAGGGCCAAACTTGATTCCGGGGACTTCGCGCAGGAGATCTATTGCAATATCCAGGGTTGTCGTCTTGCTTACAATCCCAGGCTTTGCTACGAAAATGATATACATGCCAGGATACCAACGAAAGAAATGTTGATCTATCCAAACTTTCCTTCGCAAAGCCCCTGCGATTGCGCTAACACCTGCCCAGAAGTGCATTTTCCTCGGCGCCTCTGTATGGTCTGCATATTCCATGTAAGACTCAAGCCAATTAGACAATTTTCGCGCCATTTGGCGGCCCTCTTCATTTTACATCGCCCCAAGAAGTTGTGCTCGTCTTAATTCCAAGGGGGATGATGAGAGGGTCGTCGTAAGGAACAACTACCTTCTTCGCTTCCTCAAGGATTCGAGCCTTGTAGTATTCTGCATTGTTTGAAGGAAACTGGCCTGCGAGGGAATCGTGGACTTGGAGAAGTACTTGAACTTGAGGGATGTTGTGGAAGATGTTAAGCCAAACGCGATCAATGTAAATGCCTACAGTGGACTGAGGAATCCAGGCCAGTGCTTCCGGCAGGATGTTATCGATACGTTCGAAGTAGTATCTGCGGTAACCGAATTTATTAGAGACGGTCTTGGTTCTTTTCAGCTGTTCTTCTACTCTATGGTGCCACCGCAGGATACCTGGGTAGCGGCCGAAGTAGAGCTTCTGTGCACGTTCGCTCTCCGCGACACTGATGCCTGCGGCAATGGCCATAGTTCGAGCGGAACCAGAATAATTTGTTCCGTGCACCCAGCTTTTTGCCAGTTGCCGTTCCTTCTTCATACCAGCCCGCAGACGCTCGTACTCTGGATGAGTTTCAACAAGCCACTCTAAGGGAGGCATCTCCTTATTCGCTAGGGCAAAGGCATTCATAAGGTGCAGGTCAGCCCCCATTCGAAGGGCTGCCTTCATCTCCGGTTCATCAGCTTCCCATGCCACAACCTGGGCGTCGGCTCGGTCAAGGTCAGTGTCAAAGAAGATGTAGCCGGGGTCTGGGATGTAGAGCTTTCGGACGTTAGGCAACAGGCCCTTTTCGTCGCCCTTCGGAAGGTTCTGCAGGTTGCCTCCGCTACCGAATACGTTTTGACTGGAGCTGAGGCGGTATGTCTCCGTTCCTGTGATGTTATAACTGCAGCGCATCCGGCCGTCCGTATCAAGGCCTGCAAGGACGAAAGTACTAAGGAATACTCCAAGGGAACGGTACTCCTGGATGGCCTTGATAAGGGGGAGAAGAAGAGGTTCCCTAGTCCCGATTTTCGTCAGAGCCTCGTCGTCGCAGGTAAGGTGTCCGGGAAGCCCTTTCTTCGCCCTTGTCTTAATAGGGGGTTGCTTCAGGTCGTTGTAGAAAAGACGAGTCATTTGCAGGGAGGAGCGGGGGTTCAGATCATGGCCTAGGACGTCCCGGAAGTATTGCTCTCTTTTCCGCATCTCCTCCTCTAGTTCTTTTGCCAGAGCATTCCTGGCCTTCAGGTCAATGCGAACACCCCTGATCATGGCCTGGAGAACAGGGTAAAACATGGCCTGCTGGTACTTGTCTACTTCAACAAGATTCATTGCTTCCAGGGCCTGTTGCTGCACTTCCCCGACTTCCCGAGTTCGAACACAGTCAATGCCGTTATAGTGCCACAGGTCATCTTCAGTTTCATGTCTGTTAATTAGCATATCAGTCTCCATTTTTCCATTCGCTTTTCTCCGGCTTCCATTGGACATAGTGGTCGCATAGGATGGAGGCTTGGTAGTCAAGGGATTTTTTCTGCCCGGCAAACATAACGTGCCAGCTGATCATGGTATCCTGGCCGTGGCGCGGGATGAAGTGCCAGCTGCGATGGATATACTGGGCGTCGAATAGGCCGTTCTGCCACCTTACGCGACAGTTTGGATGGGTCAAGAGCTTGTATAGGGCATAGACAATGCTGGCCTCTTCTTCTTCTGACCAGTAGCCGTATCGGTCTGCCTTCGTCATCAAGGGGATTACCAGGGCATCAGTCCTGCTCCAGCTGAAGCCGACGCAAGCAATGTGTCCCTTGCTGGTTTCAATGTCTAGGTCGAGCCAGGTGATTCTTGCCTCCATGTCAGCAAGGCGATCAGCGATAACGCCCATGACCTGGGAGTAGGTAGGTCGAATTTGAAAATTCCACTTAGGTTCCTGAACGGGAGCCGTTAGCTCTCGATATGCCCTCCGGAGGTCATTCACCATTGGGCTGCGGTATTCCCACTGTTTAATGATCATCGCCGGGTGGAGAGTAGGGATGAGGCGAGTTCCTTCGTAGTCCAATAGACTCCCCCGCCATTTCATCGCCCCCTCAATGCCGGTCAAGGCCCAAAGGGGAAGGTTGCCGAAGGTAATGATAACATGAGGGTTAACGAGGTCGATTTCTTTTTTCACCTGCTCCAGCCCCTCCAGGACAATGGGGTCTACTAGCTTGCCATGAAGGGGGATGAAGGTGGGCTTGATACCAGTCTTTTTCTTCGGAACCCAATGCTCAATATCCCCATGCTTCGGACGGGCGTTTACCAAGTTTGTCAGGTAGCACTCACTTCGAAGGATCCCAGCCTCGGAGAGCATTCGATTGAGCTCCTGCCCAGCGGTGCCAGTGAAGGGAGCATCTGCTTCACCTCCGCCATAGCATTCTCCGATTAGCATAACTCGGGCATCAGGCTGCCCGATTCCCATAGGCAGTGACATGGTTATAGCCCTTTCAATCGGGAGAGGGAAATGCCGTAGGAAGTAGAGTCCATCTCAACGCCCGTAGCGAGACATTTCACGGAAGTCGCAGCGGGGAAAATAGGGCCTGTTCCGCAAAAGGGATCTAGAATGCGGTCGCCCGGGAGGACGCTTCTCTCGAGGAGATCTTGGTAAAGGGAAATGGGCTTCTGCGCAGAGTGCCCTAGGTTTGCATCAGGGGTATGCTCCAGTACGTCCCCCCGAAGGACACTTACGGGTCGATCGCCCTTAATGGCGAAGAGGATTAGCTCGTACCTGCGCTGAGGAGATTGGTTTACCCAAGGTGTCCGGCTGCCTGTAGGCTTGTGCCAAATAAGGGGAGTGCGGAAAACACGCCATCCGGCCTTTGCCATCAGGGCCTTCAGTTCATGGAAGCGATCAATGTCGCAGAATAGGTAGCAGTGGGCCTGAGGCTTGGCTAGGCGGTAGAGGTGAGGGATGCACTTCTCCATAAGTGCCTGCCAGTATTCATAACTGTCAACATAACCGTGACTGCCCGCGGCATGGCCTCCACTATCTCCGAACTCATCAGCGCCCATACCGTAGGGAGGGTCGGAGAGGATAACGTCGAATTGTTCCGCAGGCTGGGCTGCCATCCAGGTCGTCGCGTCTTCGTTGTAGCACTGATGGGAGGCAAGGGTAATCCCGGCGCCAAGAGTATTGGCCAACTCCAGGTGCTTTTTCGCCTGTTCTTTTTTCTTCACTACCTTAAAGGCCTCGTCCAAGGACTTAGCAGCCCGCACGTCCGGGTCGGAAAGATACTTCGTAACGATCAATTCCCTTCTTGTATTCTCCTGATTAATCCCATCCCCGCTGTTCCTGACTTCTTGAGCTATCTCCCGCACAGTCGGGCGGGGGTCGCCACGGAGTGCAGATTGTTTTTCCCGAAGGGCCATCAACCTTGAAGTTGCCTCAGCCCGCTCAGCCCACGTGAGGTCTTGCCGACGGATATTCTCTTCCAGCTCAGCTTCCTCCGCCTCCAGCTCAGACAGTTCCGTTGTCAGCGTGACGGGGACTTGCCCGGGAGGAACTGGGTTGCCTGCATAGAGAATCCTTCCACCCAGTGCATAGATGTCTTTAATAGCGCGGAGGCGTCGCTCCCCGGATAGGAGGATGTACTTGTCTCCGTCAGGTCGGACTACCAAGGGATTCTGAAGGCCGACTGCTGTTTCACTTATTGAGGTGACTAACTCCTGATGAGCATTGATGGGGTGCTCTCGGCGCTGACGATTTGGATGAACGATGATGCTTTCTAAGGGAATAAAATTCATTGCGGTTCCTTAATGCGGAAAACTTGGGTGTAGGTGCTTTCCTTTACAACGGCGAACTTTTCAATCGGATCTTCCGCGGAAGTAGACCAGATCAGTTGATCGGCTCTCGCAGTGCATTCCCAGCCGCTTCGGTAAAGGGCTTTGACCCAAAGATGCCCTGGCGGGGGTTTGCCAGTATTGTCTTGCCAGTATTCCATCATGGACTCCCAAGAAAAAATCCCCCTCTCGGGGAGGGGGAGAAGGGCTACTAAACGCGAGCTACGCCCTTGACACGCTCCTGAATTTGCTCATTGTAAAACTCATGCTTCAGAGCGACACGAATCGGACGCCCCTCGACAGCCGCGAGGGAGAAGGCATCGCCCGGCTTGTTCATGTCAAGGGCTTCCCGCAGAAGGCGCATTCCGTTGTTCTTCCCCTTGGAATTATCCAGTGTCCCTTGGTCAGTTACATCCAGGCCGAAGGAATGGGTGACTCGACGAGTAGGTGGAAGGCCCAGAGAGGACTGCAGCTCCGCGGGGACTTCCAGGGTAACGGGAATGTCTACGAACATGTAGGTCTTAGAAGGGTCTTTCTTGCCCTGGACGACGCGAACTTCAGGAGCACCACAGACTCCGATATAGTCACCCTCAGGCAGCGGGTCAGCTTTTTCTGAAGGAGCGGTGATAGTGGCGTTGAGGAAGGTTGCTGGATCAAAGTTTGACATGATAGTACTTTCGATTGAGAGAATGGTGAGTGATTTACAGCGCACTCACCAGACGCTGTTATTTTCCACCTCGGGAGACCCACTTTTCCATAATGCGGCCGAGGTTAGGCTGTTGTTTCGCGGCAATGGGAAGGTTCCTAGTCTTCACATCTACATTTGCTGCAGCTGTGTCGAAGTAGAAGTTTGTCCCTTCCCGGACTGTGTAGATTACATCGGAGAAGAGCTGAGGAATTTCATTTGCCAGAGCCTTCCCCACGGACTTCGTCATTAGTTTCACGCCGCCCGTTATCTCATCTGTCTCCCTGGTGACGTGAGCAGTTATCACGACGGTAGGGGTAATGCCCTGGGTGACGAGGCGGAGGAAGTTCATCAGGTTATTCTGCGCCACGCCGTAGTCCGGGGGAGCGGCTGTCGGCTTATTCCCGATGACCATCTTCATAGCGGCATTGGACAGCTCAGAAAGAGAATCGATTATGAAGATCTTATCCGTTCCCCAACTGTCGATGGCGCCGTACTTCTTCCCAGTCCTGTCGTCCGGAAAGTCACTGCAAGCACTGAGAATCTTATAGAAGGCATTATTTTCTCCGCCCCTATTCGGGTCACTCATCTTCGTGATAGATTCGTAGGAGAGCTTCCCTACGTTATCTGCAGCCTTCATCAGGCTAGATATGCCGAGGGGTCGGGTGTTGACGACGTGCCAGTGAAGGTTTGCTGGAATAGCCTTCCCCGCGTCAGTCCAATAGCCTAGAAGAGTCTCCAGCCCATTCTCCGTGAAAAGGACAAAGACTTCCTTGTTGTTATTCGAAGCCCAGTCTACGAGGGTACCGATAGCATATGTTTTACCAGTTCCCGCCGGACCCTCGAGAAGTACCTTCGGCCCAGGGAGTGTGTGAAGGGCAGTCGTAGTATTTTCCATTTTCAATGTTCCTTATGATAGTGAGAAGTTCGCTGCGAAGGAGAGGTTCTGGCCACAAGTGATAGTCTGTTGACCATTCATGGAAGCCGGGCTTTACTTGATAGGGAGAAAGGGAGAAGCATCCGGGCTCGAAAAGGGTAAGGGCACCATGAGGATTACAGCCGCAGGCACGGTAGACTATTCGCCAGGTATGACTGCCTTCCCTCTTGACAATTCCCCAAATCTTTCCGCATTCTGGACAGAAGTAGGAAAGGTTGCAGGTAGGGAAAGTGGACTGAGGGAGAATTACCTCTCCCAGGACAGTACCGTCCTTGGAATATGTGAGCTTCATGGCAGGACTTCCTCCTCTCGAGTGACCGGATTCCAACGGCGCTTGGTGAAGTTCACCTCGAGCCAAGGGGAAGGGTCCTTGGCTAGGCAGACTTGCTGGTACTCGCAGCCGCCGTAGTCTGCGCAGGCATGATCAAGGTTCATGTCGAAGTAGCCTTCTTTCCAGCTCTTGATCATCCTCTCAAGGTCCCGATGGACTTGCTCGTACCAGCGATCAATTTGCCACTGAGGGCGGTAGGTGATGGCTTCGGCACTGCCGAAGGATTGCTTTAGGATGCTGACGCCTCGGATAAGGAAGCCATTCAGGGGAATACCGGCCTTTTGGGCGCCCCAACAGTAGCCTGTAAATTGGCTGCGAAGATTCCACTGATCTCCCCACTTGGCCCCGAGTTGGCTAGTGGTCTTATCATCCTCACCGAAGATGCCGCCGGCATAGTTCACGACAGTATCCATCCGGCCACTGTAGAGGAGAGGATTCCCTGTCTCCGGGTGGATGACTTCAAGTGGCTCGATGAAGGAAAACTCAACGCCCCGCTTCCCGGAGGGGAGGGTGATGGGAACCGCCTTGTCCTTGGACAGGGGCCAGACGGAGAAGTAGTACTCCAGGGCTCCGCATGTTCGCTCGAGGGACTTGGCGCTTTCCGGGGGACACTCGAAGTTGCCGTATTCCTCAATTAGCTTCTTCAGTCCAATGGCCTTGGCTTCTTCTTCGGGAAGGCCGTCTTGAAAGAAGGCCACGCGAGCGGCCTCGAGGCCAGAGGCATAGGCTTTTCCAGCGTGAAGGTGGACAGACTGTACCTTGGGCTTGTAGTGATGGAAGTAGGTAAGATTGGCCTTGTGTGGACAGGAACGGAAAGTGGATAGGAGAGTATTGTCGATGACTTCGGGAAAGTGAGTGTTCATGGCATTGTTTATGTAAGTGACTTGAATTCCAATTTAACTGCCCATTCTCCGCAGGACTGTTCCTTCTGAACGACAGGGAAACCGGAGACAGATTGCATTTGCACCTGCATACCGCGGAGGCCCTGGACAGGAACTGGAACAACAGTAGCTTGCGGCGGGTAACGACGGCAGAAAGTCTGGGAAACTTCCTCGTAGAAAAAGCGGCAGTTTTCGCAAGTATTGCTCATCGCCCCAGCTCCGCCAGCAGGTCATCTGCACTAGGAATGACCGCATGGGCCTTGGCCTTCCGGCCAGTTTCACTGGCTCGGAAAGCAGAAATTCGATCTTCTCGAATGATCTTAATTGCCTCTACCATCTCCTCTTTCGTGAGGGTTCCGTCAATGGCTTTTTGCCGCCAAGCGGCGATTTTTGCGAGCAACTCCGGGTTCATTGTGTGATCTCCTTAAGGTAACGCTCCAGGGCTTCCACTACAGCCGGACTTCCACTAATGACATGGGAGCCGGGAGGAGTGCCGAGGTAGGGAGCGAGGTCTAACTCTCGGTGAGAGAAGAATCGGTTGAGAAGGGTGGTGAAAAAACGCTGATGCTCACCATGTGGGACTCGGCCTTCGGATTCACTCCACAGGAAAAGGGTGAGGCGATTCAAGAGGGGCTCCGGGAGCCTGACAGTGAGAGGAGCGGAGGGGATGACCTTCTTCGGCTGACCCATTTTAGTACTCCAGGTACTTGGTGAGATTCACCGAGGGACGGCTGGGCCGGGGGGATTGTGTGGTGTGCATGGTTTAGGGCCGGTTTGTTACGTTGACATTGATTATTATATGATAATTAACGAAAATGTCAAGTAAGTTTTTTCGCCCTAAAACCCATCTAGCCTCCCCCCTCAGGGTAGTTACTCCTGAGAGGGGAGATGGGCGCCCGTGGGAGGTCGGCACGGACTCGCAGGGAAGTCGCTTGGCGGGCGAGACCTGCTAGAAGGGCCCCTCTTTCCTAGCAGGGGCAGTTTACTACAAGGGAATTACTCCCCGATTTCAGCCAACAGATCGTCCGCGTGGACAGACTCGGACTTGGAGGCCTTCTCCGCCTCCAGACGGGCGATGATAGCGCCAGTCTTGCTCGTGGGAGAGCGGAAGCTGGCGTACAGGGCACGACGGGTAAGGGACGGGTTCTCCGCCAGCTTCGCCTCAAGGAAGTTCTTGACCTCCGCGACGCTTTTGCCAGTTGCCTCACAGATTGCCCTGATGACGATAGAGGCCCCGGAGAAGGAGTCACCTGTCTTCTTTCGGGCACTCCATTCGCCTTTTTCCAGTCGAGAGATGATCTCATCTACTGCGACAACCATATCGTCAACGTCATCAACTCCCGCTGTTTCGTCACCGATCTTTTGCGAAGCGCCGTGCGCAGCGTACTGTGCAAGGGCGTCATGAGGGACGTGGAAGGTTCGAGTTTCTCCATTACGGAAGTCGAAACGAACACTTGCCTTGCCATGATCGAAGAAGGTTTCCTTCAGCATCTGCCGCTTCCCGGCAAATTCGACCTTTCGACCATCCGTCATAGTAACGACAGTGACTTCACGAGCGGGTTTCTTTGACTCAACTTGAACTTCAGACATTTTTTTGCTCCATAGATGGCCAGTCTTTATGTGGGCGCTTAGCCGGAATTCCCATTGTGCGACGCACGATTGAATTATATGCCGGACGGCGGGATAGTCAATGAATTGTTACTCCTCGTTACATATTCTCATCCTGTTCAGCCCATTGTTTAAGGATTCTGAACTTCGCATACTCAAGGGCACCGATCATCTGAGTGCAGTTAGCATATCCGCTCCAGAGGCTTCGGGTTTCTTTGTCGCCTTCTCCTACGATGACAATCCAGTTGAGTTGCCCATCTTTTACCAGCTTGAGTGCCTCTTCCAGGACTTCTATGGCTGATTGCTGCTGTTGGTCACGACTGGAGGTTATTCTTAGAATCATGTTGTTTTCCTCAGATGCAACTTGAGATAACGGCTTAAGATGAAGTAAGAATAAATCATTTTTGCCGCTCCTTCACACTTACTAGCTTCTCAAGATAATGCAGAGCCTTTTTCAAGTCCTGTAGCTCATCGCCCTTCTTGCCCGCGCGCGATAGATACTTGATCACATTCCCGCGCAGGAAGCCAGCAAATTCATCTTCGCTCATCCATGATTCCATTGCTTTCCAAGGCTGAACTGACAATTCCTTGTAATGGTCGCCACCGACTTGGTAATCATTAGGTGAAGCATTTGATTTCTGCTCCGCAAATGGGCATGTATCCTTATGTGGCTCGCCCTTCCTCATTCCGCAAGAACGACACCCATACACGGATTTACCGGTTGACGGGCCAAAAACTTTCCCAATAAATGGGCAGTCAGGTTTATGTTGATCTTCTCCGCAATAAATGCATACATAAATGCTCATTTTGTTCTCCTTGGGTCAATGCGCGGCAAGCGGGCGCCTTCCGGCCAGTAGTATGTCCAGGCAATAAATTCATGCTGAATTCGACTCTTTTTAGCAGCATATAAAGCCGCAATTTTGGCATCGTTGTAAGTCTCAAAGACACTTATACTCCATGTCTTATTGTTCGCGTCAAACCATCTCCAGCATTTAGGTAATGTGTCTGCTTTTGTAAACCACCAGCCGGTGAAGGGTGGATAGCCCCTGTGCCATGTCAGTTTGTTCATTTTGATTCACCTGTCAAAAACGCTCTTACAAACGCCTCTGCGACCGGCGCGACAATCGCGTGCCACGGAATGTATGCCCCCAAATCTAGTCGTTGTCATGCTGGCTGCCCCGTTGACACCACATACCAACCTACTTTGCCGTCAGGGGCGTCTGATTTATGAAGATAGTGGATTGCGCCTGACTTGCGCAGTGCTGTAAGACGGCCATCAATCACGCGCATCGTGTATTGCCTGGTGGTATTTGCAATGCGCTGTGCTTCTGCAAATACGTCGAGGTCGCGCCTAGGGTTTCTGTTGCCTCTAGATACCGCCGTGATAATCAGCAAATCCAGTTTTTCGTATAGCTTACTCATAGTCCTCACCATCTTAGTCAAGGAAAGAAAACACCGCCACTCCAGACAAGATCAGGCATGTAAAGGCCCAGAATGCTTGCTGAATGCTTTGCGCTTCTGCAAGCCACACCAGGCAACCCATGAACGCGACAATTGATACCGTCGCAATCAGTCGGTCAAGCATTTTTTCTCCTCCAGCGCACAGGTTTGCAAATAATCATCAACGGCTTCGCGGAATGCTTTTTCCAGACTTTCCAAATCGCTGCCGCTGTAACCGATGATGTCTTGGATGAACAGCAATCGTCCGACTAGGACGCAAGACTCAGTATCGACCTGAACTGAGCCAATGTAACCCTTGTACTTGAACATGTCATTCTCCCGCTCGCGCTTCGAGCGCGGCATCGTTTTCTTCCTTGATGTACATCGCGAAGGCACGCTTTGCTCGCTTTTCCAACTCCGCGATCGCATCCTTGGAAATAATCCCCATTAGATCGTCGCCGCCCTGGGTCATAACGTCGATCA